TTGTTTCATAAAGTCACATGTTACAGTAACTTCATCTACCATGTTAATAATGTCAATACAGTTTTGACGAATTTCATCATTATCAAAAGCAAATTTAAATTTATTGTAATCTGGAATAACCTCTCTAAAAACAACGTCATCAACTTCATAGAGTATTTTAAAATCGTGTTGCTTTTGTACCTCTTTTAAAAATTTAACAAACTCTTTTTGTGATGATGAAGCTTGTCGTTGTAGCTTAACTGCCTTTACGCCTGTATACCACTGCGGCGTTGTAACCATAGCAGTTGTCGATTGCGACATACCATCACCGCGTGCATTGATAACAGCTTCAGGCCATAAAATTCTCCAATGACCACATCCAGAATAATCAGCTAGGTAATTTACATATCTCGGTAAACTTGCTTCTCGTGGAGCCGCCTGCTTAGCTTCTACAGGAGGAGAAGTATTTTGGTTGATATGGTTTACTGCATACGGAGATGCAATAGGAGTAGGATACGGAGATGGTCCTGTTAACATATTATATATAGTTTAAATTTCTTTGTAATCTAGTCTCTTAGTTATACCGTTCTCTTTTTCAAGATAGATCACATCTCCTGTAACAGCTTTAATTGATTCTTTTCTATGAGAAATGACTATTGAACACTCGTCAAGCTCTTCTACTCTATCTTTTAATATATGAGTTATAAGTTCAATTCCTTTTTCATCAAATGATGAATCAAACAACTCATCGTATATAGCTATATTATATTGCACACCACCTTGCAACCTCCTAATATCAGAAAAAGTAAATAAGCATGCTAGATCTATAGATTTTCGTTCAGCTCCGGAGAAGTTAAAATAAGAACATACTTTATTTTTTTCGTTAAGAATTTCTTCTTCAAAATACTCATTAAAGATACATATTGAGTTTGAATCTAGACGCTTAAGATAATGTAATAATTTGCTATTAAGTAATTCAAGTAGCTTATTTACAATATATGATTTTACACCTTCTTCAGAAACTATATACTTAACAATATCTAACTTAGCTAGCTCACCTCTTGAAGCTTTAACTCTCTTCTCTAGCTTATTAACACGCTTTTTCGTCTTTACTATTAGTTCATCAAAATCTGTATCAGTCGACTCTATAGCCTCAAGATCACCTTTTAACTCTTCTTGCCATCTATCTAACTGCTCTATACGCTGTTCGATATTCTTTTTATTTTGTTCTTGTAATTTAGCTTCAGATATTTTATTGCGGCACTCATTTATAGCTTTTAAAAATTTATCCTTTCTTACTTTAAGCTCTTTTAATGAATCAGAATAATTTTTAATATTATCTATTGCTTCATGAATATACTCTTTAAGGTTTTCTTTTTCTTGAGCTATTAACTCGGCATCATGTTCTTCCATAGGACGAAGACATACTGGACACTTTTCTTCTTCAGTTCCCATCTTCTTATATCGTTCCTTTCGTTCAGCTGCTAGTGCCTTGTTACGTGCAACTGCTTCTAAATTAGTCTCAATTCTTATATCTTGATCATTTACAGCTTCTTCTAACGAAGCTATTTGACCTTCAACCTTACTAACATTTATTTCTTGTACTTCTTCGATCTCTTTTTCAAGCTTTTCTTTTTCTTCGGTATTATCTTTTTGACGACCGAGGTATTTTTCTCTTTTATCTTTTCTTGTTTGTAAGATTCGCTGCTTTTGATCTTCATAATTTTTATATGACTTTTCGATCTCTTCTAATTTAGTTAATTGTGTATCATGTTCACGTGAAATTTCATTATACTCGTTACGAAGTGCAGTTAACATGGTACTGAATATTTCCATTCCAAAAATATCCTCAATAAACTTTCGTTTTTCAATTTTATTTTTAGCCATGAAAGGTACAGCATTATTAACCGTCATAATAACACAATTTTGAAAGATAGAAGGTGAAGCACTTAATACACTATTAATATAAGCTGTAGTATTTTTGATGCTATCACGCGTTCTATCTACCCCATCTTTAAAAATTAAAACTTTTGACGGAGATAGAGTTCGAATTATCTTATAACTATTTGTACCTTTAGGTGAATCTAATTCAAAGTCTAATTCTACATGCGTCTTACCGTTAGTAAGATTGTTAGGTATAAGATCTTTTTTAAGTTCACGAAGTGTTTCACCGAAGATAGCAAAATAAAGAGCGTCGGCTATAGTACTCTTACCAATAGCATTTCTTCGATCAGGTTTATCTTTATTCTTACCTGTTATAACATGAAGACCTTTACTAAATTCAATAGTAACAGGCTCTTCTCCAACAGATAAAAAATTTACAATACTGAGTTTTTTAAAGTTTACTCTTTTCATACAATCCTAGAGTATAATCTATTATCTCCTTTTTATTCTTTATTTCAAGTAAATTTACAAACTCTTCAATAGCTTGCGGTATATCAATACCTGATAAATCCTCTTTATTTTCTGTATCATCTAATAATCGATTAAAATTTATATCATAATCAACAGTTAATACTTCAGGCTTTAGTAATGTTAGCTTCTTTAAAAGAATATCCATATCTGCTTGAGATATATTCATATCGACTTTTAATTTAGCTATATTACCTGCAAAGCTATCTATTACATTTTTAGTAATTTTACCTTCCTTTACTAATTCACTTAAGGATATCTTTTTATATGTAGGTGAAATATTATTATATGTAAAATTATACTCTAAAGTATCTAGATCTAAAATATAATAACCTTTTCTATTACCCGCATCACCAAAATCCATTTGAAAAGGATTACCTACATACAATATAGTACCTTTACCAAACTTCTTTTCATGTCTTGTATGGAAGTGTCCTGATATAACTAATGAACTTTTGTTAAGTAAATCTTTAACCTTTAGTCCTTCTTCACAAACTTTATAAGAATTCATTTTGAAAGTTTCTATCTCAAAATGACCGAAGATAACATCACTTTCAGGAATGTCTTGTACTTTTGTGTTCCAAGGACAGAAGGTAATAGTACGATCGAATGCTTCAATCGTATCATATCTATCTAAAATAGTTACATTTTTACGTTTTTTAAAGATAGATAAGGAATTAACATCAGTACGGTGCTTATAATATATATCATGATTACCTGTAATCGCGATAATATTAAAATCGCATAATATATCTAAAATATCTGCAGATACTTGCAGAGTATTAACTGATATCTCACTTCTGTTGTGATGCCAGTCACCACAAAAGATTAAATCTTTGATATTTTTTCTTTTACATTCTTCTTTAAACCAATGAGCCCACTCTACAGCATAATTATGCCATTCAGAACTGTTTGAGTGAACACCTAAATGAAGATCAGAAAAAATAGCAACTCTAGGCTTATTAATCGTCAAAGGAATTTTCTTCGTCTACAGGTTTTACATATACATGTCCATGAGTATTAGTTGGATCAGACATAAAATCTTCATACACACGTTCTTTATACTTAGTTACAGCTTCATGATGCTTCTTTTCTTTCTTTATTCGGTTTATAAACGCATGATACGCTATAGTTGTAAAATAAGAAAAAGGATTAGTAGCTTTTTCGAAGTTAAATTTTTTATGTTTTAATGCTGAATACATTTTTATTAAAGCGTCTCCAATCATATCATCTTTATAAGTATAGTTGATAAAGGAAGCATTATAACTTAGACCATAAGCTATTTTTTTAATATTTTCAGCTAAGTCATCTGTTAAAATGTCAGTATCGTAGTACTTTTGTAAAGACTCTTTAAAGACTTTCGGTTCTATATAATATGGTTTTTTCTCTTTTGCGGCCATTTGTATTATTATAATATAAGTTTAATATTTTTCAAGAATTTTACTCTCAGTATACTTGATCTTCTCTGCATTGTAAATATCTTTACGTTTTTCACAATGACGTAATCCATATCTTAGATTATCACATATATCAAATATAACTAACTTATTTTTTGAAGCATGCTTACGTAATCCTCGTCCTACAGATTGAACTGTACGAATAAAAGACTTTCCTCCCGCCGCAAATATAATATTGTGTAGATTTTTAATGTTAACCCCAGTAGAGAAGATAGAACTCATAGCTACACATATTACATTATTATCTTTCTCCATTATTCTCTTTATATCTTCACGTGTCTCTACTTCTACTTCACCTCTAATAAAGTAGATTTGCTTATTTTCGCATTGAGTAAGATATTCCGATAGATTTACCCCTTGAGAAATATGATTAACTAATATTAATGTATTATTCTCTAATTTACTGCATAGCTTAGTTAAGAATGTATTACGAAAATGACTTTCATATATAAAATCTAACTCTTCTCTATAAGCATTGTCAGTAAGGTAACGCGGAGGTGTGTTATATTCTAAATTTAGTATCTTAACGTTAACATTAGCTAGATAATCTTCTAATCTTAGTTCATAACTCGTTTTTTCATATATAACCGGGCCTAATTTACCTATAATTGACCACTTATCTAAGTTATTTTCAGGTAAAGTACCGGTAAAGCCATACTTATTATGAGTTTTAATCTTAGAAACTATTTTACTTACCTTATTTGATGCTTTTATCTTATGACATTCATCAACTATTAGTAAATCTACATATTTCATCCAGTCGTTATTATCAAACTGGCTCTGAACTATACCGATGTTACATACTATGACGTTAGCAGTTAGGTCCGGCTTAGTTTTACCTGTCCATTTAGTCATTTTAAACGTTGTACCTACGTCTATAAACTCTTTATACGTTTGAGATACTAATCCTAAATCTGGTACTAATACAATACACTTAAAAGTATCTTTATCTGCGCAGCTTTGAAAGTAATTCTCAATTAAAGCAGCTGTAGTTAACGTTTTTCCAGCACCTGTACCTAGAACACAAGTACCTCTTCCTAATTTTAATGCTTTTCTAATTACCTCTTCTTGATATTCTCTCAATTCTAAGGTAAAGTCTTTATATAGTTCAATATTTTTACCTACATTAAGTATTTTTTTAAGCTTATCAGTTATTTCTATATCTACTTTTATTTGTTCGTGTATAAGAAACTGTCTAATATCCCAATATAAACCAGGCTCACAGTTTCCTGTACCTGTAATAGCATACTTTCTTCTTGCAGCAAAGCGACCGCGGTATCTAGCAAACCGGGCTCCTTCATTTTCAACACTAAAATGCTCTCTTATTTTATCAAATAATGAACTATCCTTAGTTCTTATTTGAATCTTTCTATTACTTGGGTTGTAATCGAAAGTTAACATTAAAGTTGCTCCATTTTATTAATATCAATGATATTTTTAATCTCCCAATGCATTTGACCCATAATTTTTTCAACCTTTTCCAAATATTCAATAATATTATCTTGCTCAGTTATAAACACATTTAGTTTACTTATAGATTCGTGTCTTTCAGCTGCTGATTCAGCTGCAGACTGGCTTATTTTTACAGGAGAATCTGAAATTACTTTTTTAACTACTTCTTTCTTTAACTGCTTTTTATCTCTAATTAAATTATTACGCTTAATTTTAGCTTCCATTAATCTAGCGACCCAAAAGTGCTTTTTTGCTGGAAGTCTCATTTGAGCTTCTTTGATATTAAAATCATCTAATTGAAGATCTTTATTAATTTCTTCAATATACTTTTTTAGCAATTCCATCTTATAATTATAAATATATATAGCATGGAATCAACAGGTAAATTTGAAAAGAGATTTTTTAAGTTATTAGAATCAATGATCGCAGGTGAAGGCGGTGCTTTTGGTGATACAGCTGAGATTTATGATCCAAGTCAGGGTAGAATATCATCAAATGATAGTGAGTATGCACCAAGAAATGCAATATTGCCTTATTCGGTAGGAAAAGTACAAACACGTAAAGGTTCAACAGGTAAAAAGAAAAAGAAGAAAAAAGAAAAGGGAGTAAATTTTTCTACTGGTGAAGAGAATGAAGAGAATATGCCTGAAGAGGATGCTGAAAAGAAAAAGAAGGCTGATAGATGTAAACGTAGAGCAGATTCTGTTTATGGTAAAAAGACTTCAGCTTACAAGTCAGGTGCTATAGTAAGATGTAGACAAGGTAAAATTTGGAAGAAGAAAAAATGACCCAAAAAGAATTATTAGAGGCTAGCGACTCTCTTCGTCAGTGGTTTAAGAGAGGAGGAACAGATCCTAAGACTGGTAAAAAGTTTAAGGGTTGGATAAATTGTAAGACAGGTGGCCCTTGTGGACGTAAATCTAAAAAATCAGGTGGTAGTTATCCAGCATGCAGACCTACAAAAGCTGCATGTGATAAGATAAAGGGTAAGATGTATAAAAAGAAAGATTCTAAACGGGTTAACTGGAAGAAGAAAAAGAAAAAGAGTGAGGATGCTGAAGATGTTCACAAGCCTGTTAAGCCTGGCATCTTAAAGAAGAGATTAGGTAAGTTATCTTGTAGTAAGGTAAGAGGAGCGAAGAGTAAACTCAAAAATAAAGGTACTCATTACGCAAAAGCGTTACAGCGCTATTTAAATTATCATTGTTAGTATAAATATTGTTATGCAATTCGACGAATTAGTAAAGCTTTATCTTGAAAGAAAGTATCCAGCTAAGGCACCAAAAGGAGATTCATTTAAAAAGGACACAGGTGAGCCAAGTAGAGTTGATTCACGTAAATCTACTACGGATAATTTTGTAAGGACACATAAAAACCCTACTACTACACATGCTAAAAAGTTTGGTAAGAGGGAAGAGGAAGAATATGATGAGGACGCTGAAAAAGTCGATAAGGATCGTATGAAGTGTAATAGTCCTCGTCGTACTTCAGGTGGTTCTAAGAAATTCGTTGTTAAAGCTTGTAAAGATGGTAAAGAAAAGATTGTTCGCTTTGGGGATCCGAATATGAAGATCAAAAAGAGCAATCCAAAGCGTAGAAAGTCATTCCGCGCACGTCATAAGTGTGATCAGAAGAAAGATAAGTTCTCTGCTGGTTACTGGTCTTGTAAAAAGTGGTAGATTTAGGTCATTGGGAGGGGGTTCTAGAAGAAAGTACGGACCTACCTTACGGTTTCATTTATAAGATAACTAATCTTACTAATGACAAGAAGTATATTGGTAAAAAACAGTGCCAGTCAATAAGAAAGCGTCCCCCTTTGAAGGGTAAAAAGAATAAACGGCATGAAAAAATTGAAACTGACTGGAAAACTTACACATCTTCATCAAATGAGCTTAATAAAGACTTAGAACAGTTAGGAAAGGATAATTTTAAGTTTGAAATACTTAGATGGTGTAATTCCAAGTGGGAGTTGAGTTATTATGAAGCTAGATTACAATTTAAAGAAGAAGTATTGCTACGTAATGACTACTATAACGGAATCATCAATGTCAGAATCGGAGGCCGTAAGTGATCCTGTACGTGGTTTTGAGTTTATTGACCTTAATAAGTGTCTAGCAAGGTCTTTTAACCAATATCTGTTGTATATTACTGAAAACGAGCTAAAATTAACAAGAAAAGACAAGAATAAGCTTGGTATTCACTTTATAATCAAGGAATTAGTTAAAGTTTGTAAGAAAACTAATAGTAAAAAGTGGTTTTATTACAAAACTAACGGTAAATCAATTGAACATACGCTTGTAAAACGCATTTTTAATGCTTTACCTACTAATATTACATATAGTGAAGATGGTTTTGATACATTTTTAGAGGAGAGAGACTATATTTCATTCGCTAAGAAAGATACCTCAGCTGTTTCTTTCTATAAGTTTAGATTATTTCTTCGAAGATATGAATTACAACAAATAGAAAGAGAGTTTCTATCTAATATAAATATAAAACTCTCATTACTTCCATAAATATATACATGAGTAAATTTTTGAATTTGGTTGAAGATCATAGACCAGAAAAAGACATCGATGAACTTACTGATGCTAAAAGATCTTTGCAGCGACTTTTATTAAAAAGTAAAATCGAAGCACATGGAATAGCTTTTCAAGATATATTACGAGTAAGATTAGATGATGGTCGAGTTGTTGAACTAGAGGTTAAAGATGTTCAACGTTCAGAGGATAATGAAATGGTTGATAGAGAATTTAAAAAGAAAGCAAAGACGGATCCAAGATATGATAAAGCTATTGAAGATAGAGATAGAGCTTTAGATAAAAAGTTATTGGATTTTGAAAAACAAACTCAAGAAATAGAAGCATCGTGAAAACTTTAAAGTTAATAGAGAGTTATATGCGTTTACTTGAGCAAGATGTCGATATCGAAGAGACTGATGTTGAGGTAGATGTAGAAGTAGAGGAAAAGCCTCCTGCGCCTGGTGTACAGGCTATAGCAGAGTTAATAGCAGCTGCATTTGCTTATCTACCTACAGATGAAGAAGCAGATGAAATAGATAATATAGAAATTCAAAAAGTTGGAACGCATAATGTTGCACCACCAACAAATGATCCTAATCCAAGGTCTGTAATTAAGAACGTTGTGGCTAGGTTGCCAGTTGGTTTAAGAGCAGTATATACTAGAGGACCGGGATTTAGTGGCATTACGCCTGAGTCGGAGATATATTTAGCTCAAATATTAGCTGATGCGTTTAAATATAAGCCAAAGCCTCAAGAAGCTCATATAGCAAGTACAGTTAACGATGAGTTTAATGATACAGAACCAATGAAGGTAATAGAGACTATTGAAAGATTACTTCAGTTTTCAGATGAACCTTTACAAGATGAACTTTTAGACTATTAATATTATGCAGTGGGAATTAGAAAAGATTTACAAAGAGCAGGTTAAAGGTAATATACCTCCACGTAAACATCTTCGTGTGTTGGGTGAAGAAAATACGCCTGAAGAGAAAAGGGAGATTGTTGTTACGAGAGAAAAAATTAAAGACGCTATCGATAGGTTAGATGTTGATGATGCTGATTTAAAACAAATGGAAAAACTGTATAATAGAATTATATCTTTTCCTTCTTATAGAAATATTAAAAACACTTTAAGTAA